GTTGTTGATGGGGTGAAGTTGCCTGTATATCTTGGTACACCTTTAGAGATACGGAGTTCTGTTGCATATCCAGTAAAACAATATGCATTACTTTGCGGATATTCAAAGAACCAAGGACGACCAACTAAATAGTCGGTGCTGTCTGAGAAACTTCCAACTGATGTGCCGTTGAGATACATCGTTGTCGTGCCAGAGTTCCTTGCTATGGCTAGGTGATACCACGTTCCTGTCACTGGATCAGTTGTAGAAATAATTTTATTTGAACTCCCGATATCATAGGAGATGTTGTTACTACCATCCATGTAACAAGCTGGACGAGCAGTGTCATTACCCGAATATCTAAAATCAAACATATACGAGTAGTTACTTGTTCCACTTAGTGCTGTTCGATTAAACCACCCTTCAATACAGAAGTCACCTGTTCCCAATGTAAAGTCTGCGTGTCCTGACGGTGCTACTGATATGTAGTCGGTTGTACCATCTACATAAATAACAGAGTTTTGTACCTTATGACCTAATGGTGAATGTGTGGTATTGCCGCCAGTAGTTATCGTATGGCCTGTCGGACCACTATCAACAAAAGTAGTCATGTTTGACGATGTATCAGTCTGGTTTGAGAGATAAAACCCATTATTCCCAAATGTCAGTTCTTGAATATCCTCAGAACTCTTCGGTGTCCAATATAAACCAGATGAATCATAAGCTCCAAATTCTGTAGCCGATGATGCTGTTCCATCTAAGATAACAGTTTCCGCCATATATCCACTTAGGCAAATAGTTCCAGAATCATCTGTATTATTACCTAGCCTTAAAGCCACACCATTTTGGTTTAAATTATTGAAAGCACCTGCCGAAGACCTATTGTCAGTTGCCCATGCTGTAACCAATGTACCATTAACACTTAGTTTAACTTTACTATCACTAGATAAACCAGTATTGTAAGCTACATGGATGTGATACCAACCAATATCCCGAAAAAGTTGCGTTGTAAGACCGACAGTTGTTGCACCATTATAGATATACATTTGGTCACTGGCGTTCCAACCTAGTTGACCTTCAGTAGAAGTTCCAGCATTTAAGAACACTTGGTTTTTGCTTTCACATTTGTATACCCAGCTAGAAAAAGTCCAGACTGTGTTCGATCCACTTCCCTGAGTTCTCGACAAACTTTGATTAACTTCGGAAAACAAAGCAGAGTTACCTACTGATACTAAACTTGTACCACTAGTTGCTGCTGCTGCACCCATTAATAAATTATTATTAAACATTATTAACTATACTCCTGCGATAGTATTGCTTGTATATTTTCACCAGTGTCATCACTAGATATAGAAGCTACTATGTAGTCTAGTCTATCCACTGCACCACCAGAGGTAGAGAAGGTTGGATCAGATCCTGCTGGAAACTTCCAACAAGCATTCCATGATAGTGTACCACTACCACCTGATTGTACAAAGAATATACTTCCTGTTTGTCCTACTCTAGCATTTGTTGGTCTTGCCATTGTATGCGCTGCTGTCACAGTTGTCAAGAAGTTTTGTGCGCCTCCAAAGTTAAGAGATACACTAGTTACTCCATTGATTGCTGTAGTATGGACTGAAGCTGCTGCTGACTTAGCAAGAGCAAATGTACCACCTACACTTGTATTACCACTAACTCTAACAGTTCCTAAGAATCCTGAGTTACCTGTGATGGTAGCTGTGCCACCTATAACTACAGCATCTTCTAATGATACTGCTGCTGAAACCCTAAGAGTTCCTAAGAAACCTGAGTTACCTGTTATAGTAGCAGTACCACCTACAACTACAGCATCTTCAAGTGATGTTGCACCACTAACTCTGACTGTACCTAAGAAGCCTGTATTGCCTGTTATAGTAGCAGTACCACCTATTACTACATTGCTCTCCAGAGAAGTTGCTCCTGCTACTCTAAGAGTGCTTAAAAAGCCTCCTGCACCTGTTATAGTTGCTGTGCTACCCATCTTAACAGTACCACCTATGGATACGTTATCTTTTAGAACAACTGCTCCAGTGACTGTAAGAGTACTTCCTAAGTTGACTGCACCTTCTAAAGATGTAGCTCCAGATACTCTGACTGTTGTTAAAAATCCTGTAGCTCCACTGACTGTTACTGTACCTAAGAAACCTGCTGCTCCAGCTACAGTTACTGTGCTGAGTAGATTGACTGCTCCACCCACACTTAATGTAGATGCTAGGCTAGTTGCTCCAGCTATTGTAACAGTAGAACCAAAGTTTGCAGCACCACCTACACTGAGTGAAGATGCTAAACTTACTGCACCTCCTACAGTTACAGTTCCTAGTAAATTTGTATTGCCACTTACAGATACGTCATCCTTAAATGTTGCAGCACCTGCTACTGTAACAGTACCACCTACAAATAAGTTACCACCTACTGTTGCATTATTAACAGAGATATTACCTTCTATAGAGGCTGTAATTCCTGTTAAGTTAGAACCATCTCCAAAGAAAGCTGATGCACATACTTTTGCATTAGTTGCTTGAACATTAGCACCACTGATTGTTACTGTACCACCTATATTGAGACTAGATGCTAGACTGACTGCACCTGCTATAGTTACTGTAGATCCAAAGTTAGCTGCTCCTCCAACACTAAGTGATGAAGCAAGACTGACTGCTCCTCCAACTGTGACTGTACCTAGCAGTCTTGTATTACCTGATACTGACACATCATCTTTAAAAGTACCTGCACCTGTAGCTAAGAATGTACCACCTACTGAAGTATTACCTGTTACGTCTAGTGTTCCTCCTACAGTTACATTACTCTTTAATGCTGCTGCACCTACAACTGTGACTGTACTTGCAAAGTTAGAAGCTCCTGCTACACTAAGTGAGGATGCTAAACTTACTGCACCACCTATTGTGACTGTTCCACCAAGATTTGTATTACCACTAACTGAGACATCATCTTTAAATGTAGCTGCTCCTACAACATTAAGAGTACCACTGACTGATACAAAGCTACCTACATTAATATAACCTGAGACTGAGATGTTTGTTGTAATACCTAACTCAGCTTCTACGTTAGAAAGGTTACGTCCATCACCGTAAAAGAATAAAGCTGTTACATTACCATTTACATTTACATTAGCACTAACTGATACATTATCATTGAATACTGCTGTACCACCTACTGACACATTAGTAGCTACATCTAAGTCTCCACTGACTGACACATCATTCTTAAACTCAGTCTTAGCTGTGAAGGTTCCTGCTCCTGTTACTGCAAGAGTACCACCTAGAGAAGTATTACCTTCTACTGATACATTACCCTTAACTCCTAAAACACCACTGACTGATACGTCATCCTTAAAGGTTCCTTTACCTACAACTGTAACTGTTGAGCTAAATGTACCTGCTCCAGTATTAACCAGTGTACCACCTATAGAAGTATTACCTGCTACAGCCAAGGCTCCACTTACAGATACATCATCTTTAAATACTGCTGTACCTGTTACTGTGACTCTCCCATCTATAAGAGCATTACCTACTGAGATACTACCACCAATAGAAGCTGTTAGACCTGTTAATTCTGAACCATCTCCAAAGTATTTAGCAGCACATACCGTACCTGCTACATGCATTCCTGAAGCTAGACTAGCTGCTCCTGATACTCCAAAAGTTCCATTAACATGTACAGAGTTGGTTGCTATTCTTAATGCAGTCTGAGTACCATCTGCTGTCTGTACGTTTGTTAAAGAGGTTGTAACACCTGTTCCTGTTGTACTTGCATTAACTGTAAGTAATGACCTGTACGTATTAGATATAAGTTTACCAGTAAAATTTGTCATATTGAATCCCACGTTCTATTTGCAAGTTGCCACGTTGTATTACCTATAATAGGAGCAAGTGTTGTTGGATCTAATGTCTCCCATTGTGCATATTGATCCCATGTTATTCCCCTACCACCTGTATCAGGTCTAGGATCTTGTACCATAGGATTGTCTCTAACATCTGGCACTTGATTTAATGGACTATTCTTTAAGTCATACTGTCCCTCAAAGTCTTCAGGACACACAAGTAATCCATAACTGTTTAATCTCATTACACTACGTTGATACACAAATCCACATGTATCACACATAGCCAATACGTTTGTTGTCTTACCTCTTGACATTAATTATAAAATGTCAGTCTAGGTAACAAATAGAGAGAAGCACGTTCACGATCTTCTTCCATTGCTCTAGCTAACATTTCCTCGTAGTTTGTTTTTAACATTGCTATCCTAGTGTCTGGTACAAGAGGACGCTTCATAGACATATAGTAAGCTAGTCCCATTGTCAAACACGGTAAAAATCTTTTAGGTAAATCTGCATTCTGATCAGCAGACTTATTCACATCAGTCATCTCACTTACTGTTTCTATCTTAAGTACATCTGTAGCATTCTCTGGTATAGGCCACACTGATAGTGTAGGATTATCTCTACCTCTACGTATGCTGTACTGAGATGGTCTTCCTGTTTGAGTAGGTGCAGGAATAAGTAAGTATTCTTCTGGAGTAATTCTTGTAAGTTGTATATCTGTATTATCTCTACTAAGTACAACTTCAATAGCATTTACAGTATTACTACTTAGTTCATATGATGTCACACTAGTTGCTAGAGTTACAGCAGTAGTCCCTGTAGTCCATAATAGTATGCCTCTGTTCTGCCAATCCTTAAGCATAAGATTAACAGAACGTCTTGCAGAAGCAGGTTCATGACCAAGGGTATCTTCTCCCCCTATCATCTCACTAGCTTCTTGTATAACTTCATCTATGTCTAGATTAAAGTTGTATGTTCCTGATACTGCCATTATGTTCTATACCTTCTTGTCTTTCTTGCAATCTTCTTAGGTTGCCTAACGAACTGCTTTCCGGCAGCAGTCCCCTTTCTCTTTGCTCTGGTGGTCGCTGCATACTCCTTTGATGATAGGCTTTTGATTGCCTTCGCTGGAAGATACCTCTCTCCTGTCTTGCTTGACGGTTTCCCTGACTTGGTTCTCCATTTCTGCTTGCTCCACTTACTTAGTTTATTACTAGACTTTTTCTTTGGTCCTGAGTATGTTCCTCCTGAACCTTTATAATACTTAACTGCTAGTTGCATTGCTCTTGCTGAATGCTTACCACCCATCTTAGCTTTTGCTCTAGCTTTAGCAGCAGCCCATTTCTTAGGATCTCTTTTAGTAGCTGTGCCACTAGATTTTTTTGCTGCCATTTGTACCTCTTGCTTTCTTAAGTGATGCTTTAGCTCTCTTGGCTA